TATACGTGCTTCTCGTTCTGCCTCTGATTTAATACCAGCCTCATTTTCTAAGTCTCTAGCAGCTACAGCATCTTGTGAGGCTTTTATATTTGCGGCTGCTAATCGTGGATCAACCCCTGCTAACACTTGCTCATTAAAAGTTTGATATATAGAAGAACCTACATCTTGCAACGCGCCCGGTACATTACGAAGAACTTCTCCTGCGTCTTCTGAAAACTCCATAACATCTAAGCTACGCATCAATGCGTTTTTACGTTTTGTTAATGCATTTGCAAGTATTTCATCATTTGCCTGTTCCGCATCAAGAATTTGTTGGTTTATATCAGCGATTTGACCTTCTAAAACTTCTCTTTTATTTGGCACTGCGCCTACCTCTAGCAACGGCTCTGGCGTTAATATATCTCCAATAATCGCTGCCGTGCTATCCAATCCGCCTTTAAGCTGATTTGAAAGAGAACGATTTTCTCTTTGTTCTTCGTAGCTTTTTTCCAACGCTCTTTGCTCCGCATCATCAGAACTAGCAGCTAAAATTGAGGCTGGCATTGAGTCAAACCCACCCGATATATCCCCAAAACCTGCATTTCGTTGTTTATTAAGTTCTTGTAAGGCCGTACCCATACCTTCGGGAAAGAGTGTATTTGCTATAAACTCTTCGTCCATAGAAGATGGCGCAGTTGGAGGCTTCCCTGAATCGGGTGGTGATTTTAATTCTGGACTACTATCCAAGAAAGGAGAGTATAGTTTTGGGTCTGATGGTACTTCTCGCCTGTCCATGTAGTTTTTGTACTTAATAAACATTTCCTGAGCTTGAGGAGTATCGTTTAGTCCATTTTCTTCCAAGAATGTTTCGTATGTGTATGCAGGATTTGAGCCTAGCCC